AAAAAGACTACGATCTCCAAACAGGTAGAAACCAATAGCAGCCGCAAAGTTTTCTACTTCCATTCCACATTGAATATCAAAGAATTTACAAGCAGCCCACGTACCAATAACACCAGCTACAACAAAGGGTCGTTGTAGTCGAATGATAGCTTCTACCCAAGGATAAGTAGGATTAGTGCCGCCGGCATCATTAATAGCCTTAAACGTATCTAGTTCTAGTTGTTTCAGCTTAACTACATCATCAATAGATGTGGGTTTAAAATTATCTGGAGCAAGCCAACGGTTAATACTAGCCTTACCGGCTTCTACAACAAGAGGCCCAAGAGCCGCTAGAATAGTGACTGGATCAAACATTAGAGTTCTTCAATCCATTTTACATTAGAGGAATTAATAAAAACTTGTTTTCCTGTCTCTTTTTCTACAATAATCCATTCTTTATGGTCATACTTAACTGAGTCTACTTTTTTATAAGATCCATTCATAAATGCAAATAAAAGTGACCGAGGTGCATTCATTTTATCATTAATTTTGCTCATTTAGCGATTATCTCCTGAACCACGAATAACATCTCGTGTTTTACGGTCTTCTAATTTCTTTACGTTCATATCAAGAATCTCTGAACTGTTTACTCCCAGTGTGTCAGCAAGGCGGACAAGATACCAAAATACATCAGAGAGTTCTTTCTCCAGTGCTTCGGAGGAGAAGCCTCCATCACGTATAAATTTCTTAATCTTGCCGGCAACTTCTCCAGCTTCGGAACACAGACCAAGAGCCAGATACTGAAGAGCCTCGTTCTCAGGATAGATAGCAGTAGATCGGGACCAGATTTGGTATTCATCAATTAATTTCATTTTTTAATTTTTCAATATAAATAATACTGTCCATAAGTTCTTCTTGAAGGTGAGTAAGCCATTGGACAGTAGAAAGATCAGTTCGTTCCGTGGTTACACCATATTTACGTAACCCAACATCCGCTCGCTGTAGCATGCGCTCTACAACAGCCGTCACATTTTTATCCATACTTATTACGAAGATATTGTATACTCAGTGGCATTTCGTCGAACGAACCGTCTTGCACATCGTTAAGCATCCAACATCCGTGCCAGTGGTCGTTTGTTTGTTTGTTAAGGTAGTTTTCTTCGTGCTGGTAGAAAGAACCAGATATAATAGCTGTCATGTGCTTACCATCGGCTCGCTGTGAATAAGCAATATCCCGTCCTTGTTGGTGTCCAGCAAAACAACTCATGTGCTTCTTTGTCAGGATTTGACGAGCAGAGACGCAAGGACGGCCGAGTTGCCCAGAAGTGAAATAATGGGAATAGCAGATGCCATCCACCACAACCGGCTGTAGAAAGTCGTAGACTTCCCAACCAGAGAGGGGAAGGTCTCGAATGGAGACAAGTCCATCCAGTTTTCTATCTTGGTCGATTGCTCGTTCGATTCTTTGCTCATGATTTCCTAAAGTAAAAATATAGCGTGGCTTATAGATCTTCTCTTTGTTACGACGTTGTTGCTGTTGTAACTCTTTAATGGGGTCGAGAAACATACCCATAGCTTTATGGGCAATCTCTATATCAGCTTTGTAGGATCTTCCTTCAAAGGACTTACGACCCACATCATAAGAAGAAAGGGATTCCATATCAGCGAAATCCCCAATACACACAATTACGTCCGGCTTCTTTTCAGCGACATAGCGCCCGGCCCACGTAAGGTGATCTAAAGGCACACCGGGTTTTACCTGAGTGTCAGGTAACACGAAGTGGCGTATCATTTTTAATGTAGTGTTCGTTGAGGTTCATCGTGAACTGATTCAAAGATTTCTTCATCGTCGTCATCATCCTCTACCACTGGATTCTTTTGCTTGATTAGTTCATTCTCAAGATACATTTGAAAGAGAGCTTCTTGTAGCACTCGAAATTGTGTCTCAATCTCTGAATATGATTTAAAGAAATCATCACTTACTTCTACCACTGGATCAGTAAGATTTTGCATTTCCTCATCAAGAAAAAACAGTGGGGTACGTTCAAGAACTAGATACATTTTTGTTGTCATTATTATCCTTTAACCAGTCTTCGGGAATTTCTCCCCTAGTTTGCTGCCAGCAAGCAGCGGTAAATCCATTTTTCTTCGCCCAATCTAAATATGTCATCTTAGAACCCCGACGCAACTTATTTGTCCCTCGTTGAAAGAGAAGATAAATTTTAGCATCGGGGTTTTGCTCTTTTACGAGAAGCATCTTTTCAATTGTTTCTCGATCTAGCTTGCCTTTAGTTTCAATGTACACTTTCTCTCGAACTGTCCAGTCCGGATTGTACGTACGCTTTTTGGCAGGAACAACATAAGTTAGTTTGTCAGTTTCATACCCAAGTTCAGGGTATTTTCTTGCTACATCCTCCTCAAATTTCGATCTCAAGTTTTTTCCAATTTTTGTCAGGTTCCTTTAGAAGCCACAGACAATCCGCATTATCGTGAAATCTCTCTTGCTGGCCGTGTTGATTATATAAATCCCATACATATCGTAAGCACTCGATCCAGTCATCTTCCATTTCTATAGTTTCATAGATGTATTGAAATTTCTTGGGGTATTCTTTACGCATTAAACCGTCAAACCCGAGGATATTATCTGAACGATCCCCGAGTACCATCTGATGAACAAACCATTTCTGCGCTTGTTTCTCAGTTACCGTATAAAATTGTTTCTTATTATAGTTATAATGCTTTCCCGGGAATTGATCAAGGTCTTTATCGATATGAGCAATAATACACGGAACACTAAGATCACGGAAGACTTCAATTCCGATATCGTCATCGGCTTCTTGGTTTTTAGACCACGTTGCACCAAATTCTTTCTCTAAGAAACGTTTCCCTATTGTTAGGTGTTCAGGTCTGGGCATATCTACTCGATTGGCTTTGTACCAATCGTAAGAAGTCTTTCTAAAGTTATCCGCACCAGTAAGATAAAATTGAATAAAGTCTGCTTTTGGTAGGTCAAGCAGTAGTTGAGTTGTACTATTATACAGATCATCGAGAACATTGTCAACATGTTCTTCATCTTTTCCTATAACAGTGCGATAAACTAGCGTATCCGCATCAATTAGGATTTTAATTACTATACTCCAAAAATAGCCAATAGTTTTTCTAGTTTTTCTCTATTAAAAACACAGGATAAAACTAGAAGTGTTAACCCAAGAGTAAATATAAGAATGGCTGGAATTAACATAATACGTCTATAAATAACTTCAAGTAGTTTCAAAGAGTGCCTCCCATGAATAAGGAAATAATTCTAGTAGTTCTTTAGAAATAAGTTCAGCTACATCTCTTGTTTCTTTCTGACTGTGTGGATCTAGTCGTTGCTTGCAAACACGAGCAAAGAACATCAGAGAACCTGTCCACCACCATTCCGTCATAGTGTTTTGTGGAAGAATCATGCGAGCTTGTTCAGGACACATTCCTTTACTTAGACATGTTTGATATAAAGATAAAGTCTCTGCCAATACAGATTCAATATACATAGCTAAATCCATTTCAGGATAAAGCATCTCTAATTTTTCATCACTACTCCCTTGTTTTACATTTTTAGCTGCTTTTCTCCACACATCAGGAAAGTAAAACTCTGGCTCACTATCCACATATCGACGAGACACTTCATTCCAAACACCACCCACCTGATGTTTTACTAGTTGCCGAGCGACAAAAATTGGCGCTTTAATCCGTAATGTAATGCTGTTGTGAGCAAACGGACTCCAATGATTGTTCTTAGCAAGATAGTTAATTAGTTTTTTGTCTTGTTCAGATAGCACATGCTGGGTATATAACTCATTCGGATCACATCCATATTGAGGAGCATCTACGAGTTCCCAATTACTTTCTTTATCGAAAGAAACCCTAGCGGCATTTACTACCGCTAGGTCATCTCCCATATGATTTACGTATTCAACGCTTATGGGTGCAATTTTCATAGTCTTCTTTATAATTAAAGGTACCTTTATAGAGACGAGGCGGCTCCCGTTATGTGTCGCCCGGATAACTCCAGACCAAACTCCTCTACTGAGTCACATAATTTTAATTAAAAGTCAATGTCGTCTTCTAGATCAGCTACAGAACCCTTTGGAGGAGAAGCAACTACTTCTTCACCAATACTAGAATCAAACACAAAAGCCTCGTACAGCTTCGCTGTTTCAATAACTAGCTTAGGATCAGGTGGAGACTTAACTCCAGCCGTCAGGGTTGCAACAGCCGCCGAGATAGAACTCTGACGTACGATGTACACTTGTTTCTTTGCTCGTTCTTCGGCAGTTTCAAACCGATTGCTTGCCTCTTCTCGTCGTGCAGCCGCTGGCGCGCTAGATACAGCAGCACTGCTAGAGCCGTTAGAAGGAGAGACAGAAGTCCAGTCCCAATAACCACTTGCATTCTTCTCCGCTGTTACTTCCCATACAGAACCAACATCTGCTTCTGAGAGAATCTTAGCTGATCGTTCATTACCACCAAACGGTAGTAGAGTCTTTGTTTCAATCTTTCCGCTGTCACCCTTATAGACAACAGTAAGGGCCTTGTAAGTCTTACCGTTCTTGGCGGTACGTAGTTCTGGATCAAGTGAAACGATTTTAATTTGCAATTTGAATTTCCTTTGTAATATCTTCCATCTGTTTATAATTATACCCCATTTCAACCTCCCCTGTCAAGGGGAGATCAAAATTTACGTTAAATAACTCACTGAAACGCTTTGGAGTAGCTTGAATAGACTCTAAAAGAATCTGTCCGACATACTTAGCTTCTTCTGTTGGGCAATCACACAGAATTGAATCGTGCACTGTAGAAACAAACAGTGCTTTCAGTTTCTCTTTCTTTATACGTTGAAAAGCAAGTGTTCTAGTAATTGCTACTAAGTCAGCACCAGTACCTTGAACTGGAAAGTTAAGTATTTCTGTGCGAGGCCATTTAGGACCAAACCTTGAGGGCTTAGATTCAAAAGTAAAAACCCGGCCAGTTGGCATTCTAAGTTGCCCTGTCTCTACTACCTCTTTGTATATGCTTGTGTGCCAAGCAGCTAAATCTTTGTACTTTGCGTAGAAAGCATCAATAGCTTCTTGCCATTTGTTCTTACTCCACTTTACAGATTCAAAATCTGGATCATTAGCATAAGCATAAGCAGAACCACCATACATAAGCATTGTGTTAGCTATACATTCCTGTATAGATCAGACTATATCATCACCCGATGCCTCGGGGCTATGCGCTTCCACAGTCTCCTGTGTACTCTCTTTCGAGATAGTCGTTACACCTTGAAAAGCCGTCCAACATTCGTGTTCAATTTGATGACAACGTTTGCATAAGACTTCTAAATTGTCTTTAATGTTGTTTAAACGATTGTGATCTTTGTGGTGCCCTGACCAAGAACCTTTCTTGGAGGCGTCGATAGTTGTACCACATCTTTCACAACAGAAATTAATAGAAATTAGTTTTTCTTTTGCCCAACGTCTAAAAGAACACTGTCCGTGCTTGAACATCAAATTCTGCTCTTCTAGCCCTGTTTTGGAACCTGAACCTTTACCGGTAACAATATTTTGTATTCTCCAACCGCGCATCTTAGATAGATTGTGTGCGCGTTTACAATGAGAACATCTTTTTTGATTGTTTCCTGTTTTCTCAAATTTTAGGTTACAAGATAAGCAAATAGTTTCTATTATTTTTCTCCTTTTCCTTGGCTCGGTATTGTCCGGTCTGGAGATCCACCGAGTTCACATAGTTTTAGTTTCGCCAATTTAACGAAACACAAAGATTTTTGCAATGAGTCTTGAGGGTAAATTAAATTTAGTTTGGTTATCAGTGTGTTGATCTTTTCCTTGAAATATTTCTTCATAAGCTATTTTGTCTTGTGCGAGCCAAGAGCCAACAAACCATTCCAACGCTTTCACATCGGCGTTCACTAACATTATGTAAACCTTGTTACGAAACAATGTTTCATTCCACCCGGTAGATTTTGCTGATTAGGCTTATCAGAAGATAGCCGGCCCGTAGCGACGCGGCATTGGTTGAGTGTTGAATGTATCAACGAGTTTTCCCAACCATATTCCGCTAGTTTCTTGGGCCAGCCACTAAAATATGTACCGGAGAGTTTTTCTAATTTTTGTCGTTCAAGGAGAAGTTGAATGAGCTTCTTTACTGGACCTCTGCACCTAAGAGAGTTTAGAGCCTTGTCATTTGTTGCGAAGAAGCCTTCTTTAGCAAGGGCTGACTCTGGTAGTGGATCAACCAATCTAGGTAACTCATGGTGAAACTCTGTTTTTTTGTACTTGACTTGTCCAATTCGTGCTCCTGATTTAAAAACGCCAATCGCTACTGGAACATCCTCTGTGATAGACCCTCCATACAACATCACAGATCTATGATCGTTAGAGTTTAAGTTTATAGGTACGTTACGAAAATGAGGAAAAAGATTAAGAATCTCTCGTTCTTTCTGAACAATTTGTTCTTGTACATCTTTATCCGCAAGTGCGCAGGCTTCTACATCAAGCTTAAGTCCGTTCCACTCCATTTCAAGAAGAACTTTCTGATCCTCTTGTTGAACTCGGAACAACGTAAACTTTTGTTTGTCTCCCATCCTTTCAGCGTATTGCTTAAGAAATACTTCCTCAGTTACATCTAAATCTTGATTGTTGTAAGCAACCAATTCGTCTTGTGGTATAACATCAGTGTCTATACCTTTAGACCAATAGTTCTCATGTATGTAATCAAACTTTTGTTCTCCGCCATAAAACTCTGACACTTGGTTAAGTGAAGGATACGGAAACTTCTGGTTAGTGTGTATAAAGAAGTATAATTGAGTATCCCATAGCTTCTTATTATACCAAGTTTCTGGTGGTATGTCAATAGCTAGTAACCAACCAAGGTCAAATTTCATGTTAAAACCAACTAGTATCTCGTGCTCTTCGATAAGAGAGCGGATATAATTGACATCAAAATCCCGATAAAGGCTAATATAACCATAACGGGAAGACTTAAAACCACAAAGAACAAGTGAAGAATACTTTGAGTAAGGGTTGCCTTTCGCTGCTGTTGTGCTTTCAACATCGAATATTAAATAGTCCATGTAGAACGAATCTCTTCAAAGTCTTTCGGAATGTAATTGATTTGCTCGCACGACACATTGATGTATCTTGGATCAACCATAACAATACTTTCTACATTTACCCAAACTTTCTGTGCGTGCAGGTGGCCGTGGATATTTGCTTTCCACCGTTTTACCGACTCTGGATGCACAGGGATATGGGTAAGAATAAAGTTATCTAGCGTGTGACACGCTCGTACATCTTTAAAGTGTTGTGCGTACTGAGACAGTTTAAAGTTGTCATGGTTCCCTTTGATAAGAACTTTTGTTCCATTAAGTCGTTCAAGAACCTTGGACAGTTTAGACCAAGACTTAAAACCAAGATCACCTAGATGATAAACCTTGTCCTTGGGTTTAACTGTGTTGTTCCACATCTCGATAATAAACTCATCGTGTTCTTCAATATCCTTGAATCCGGGTCTAAGAAGTTCTCCAGTGGAAGCTACAGTAAACTTGAGCATGTTTTCGTGCCCAAAGTGTGTATCTCCAATTAGAAAGGTTTTACTCATTTTTTGTATTCCTCATAACGACCAATCTCTGGTCGAATTAAACATTCAAATCTTCCGTGTCGGAGTTTGGGATTTGTATCCTCGTCTCCTTGAAGTTTATTCTTGGAGATATTAAAGTACCGTACAAATTCAAACACTGGATCGTGCACACAGCCAATACCAAGAATAAAGTCAGCCTCAGCTTGTTTAGAAGTCTTAGCGTTCGCTACGTGTTCCATTGTCAGGTACTTTACTCCCTCCGCCGTTCCATCTGCTTGGCAGACTCCAATAACTGGGCAATATACTTTTGCAAGTTCTCTAGCCCAAATATATATAGCTCCAAGACGTAAGTCCTCTCGGTCGGCAGCAAATCCTTTGACCTTATCGATTTGGTCAAATATGATGAGAGACGGTCTAAGAGTTGCACAGATCTGATTGACGCGGTTTCTATGTATTTCTGCGTTATCAAGAATTTGGATTTGTCCTTCATTTGTTACCTCTAAATACTTTTTTTGATTTCCTTCTCGATTACTCATTAACTCCGGTAACGTCACACCAAGAGCCGCTTGGAAACAACGAATCTTTACTTTCTTTCCTTGCTCTTCATTGTTGAACCAAAGAATCGGACCATCTCCCGGCTTAAGTTGAGAAGCCATATAAGAAACTTCTGAAGCAAGGAACGTTGTCTTACCTGTATTTCCACATACAGCTACAGCCCCATTACGACGAACAAGGAGCATTCCAGTAGGTACTTCAAAGCAATATGTAGTATCCTTAAAAGAGATTCTCTCTTTTACGATACACTGTCCATCTACAGGTTGATAATTTGTTCTAATACTTAATGAATAGACATCACTATAATTAGGACTCCTATCATCTATATGAATGGATAATAAACAGTTATACCCCGCAAGTATAGCAATAGCTTGCACCTTATCTGCTACACTTCTATTGATTGTATCAAATTTGAATCTAGAATTAGTCCGCCTAGTAGAGTCCCAATATGAGAGTTCCTCAATAAACTGTTGACACCATTCCTTAGAGATAAGTGCTAAATTAATCCAATCAAAATGCTTATATAAACGGATCTTTGATTTTACATAATATCCTAAGTGTCCGTTATTCCCATCTTTATATTCAGAGTACTCGTATCCACAATCATCTAGGATTTCTTTTAGTCTCTGTTGCTTCCTTTCCTTTGTAAATGAAAAAGTGTACCCATACTCCTTATAGTTTCGAGTATGTCCATCTGCTTGATAAGCTATTGCCAATCTATGCTCTGGCATAAAAGTCACTTTAGTATTTACTGAAGTTGGTGCAGATACATGGTGTTTTACTCCTTGGTGGTATTTAACACTATCTGCTCTTTCTTTCCAAAGTTTTCCTTCCTTCTCATAAATCATTCCATGGCCTTCTGTTACGATCAGATCTACTCTACCTATTTTATCGTGAATATGATAACAGTGCGATTGCTCGTGAGGATGTATTGCAGTTGGCCTGACAAATGTGGTTGTTAGATCAGGATTAACTTGTGATATATAAGTTTCATTTGTAACTTTATCTACAGTTACCCAACCATGTGGAGTTAGAACTTCTGTGTCTCTGCTAAAAGACTCTGGTCGAGCAAAGATAAAACCAAAGTCTCCCTTGCGGAGAGAGCCGAGGCGCTCGTTAAGAGCCTTCAGCCTCCACCTGAGTCCGGGAGTAGCAAACGTATCGTTATAGAGCGTTTCTAGGTCGTTGGTGACGAACTCTACGGTATTCTTATTAGAATCCTCTTCCCCATCTCTGAATCGTGAATACAACTCATCGAGACTTTCTGGTTCTGAGCGTCCTTCAGCCACGCTGAGACTTGCAAGAGCAAGTTCAGATGCAATACGTCGTTTTCGGATAATTCGGAATACATCTGAGAGAACATCTTCTCCAACTGCTGAGTCAGAGATTTGTTTGAATGTGTTAGAAAGCAAATCTCTTTCTTCGGAAGAGAGTCCATAAATAGTTTCCACGCTAAGTTGTAACTCTGAACAAGAGACACTATCGTGTTTAGAGTGAAGAGCATCTAGTTGTTCAAAGATAAGTTTAATTAATCTATCTTCTTTAGAAAGATCTATATCTTCTTTATACTTTATATAAGTATCTTTATTAAGAAGATTTTTAATAATATTTATATATATGTTATATCCTTTCTTTGTGGTTGCTATACGCTCATTCTACCATGCTTTCCACAAGCTGTCAAGGGTTCTCATTAAAATACTCGTTGATAGACTGCTCATAAGGCTCATCGAGTTCTTTAATTTTGTTAACAATACTTTGTAAAACCCATGTAGGCCAGTAACCACCATGAAATTCTTTTGTAGGAAAAAAGTAATAAAAACCATCCTCAATCATATCAATAGTTCCTACACATTGGCCAGAAGGATGTCTAACTTCATAACTAGGAAGTGCATCAAATTTTTCAAAAATAAGGTTCATTCTCTTACTCCTTCCCATCTAGGATCATCTCGTTCAAATCGTACACACTTAACTATCTTTATTCCATCTGGAGTAGCTTCTATGATGGGAAACTTGTTGAACGGTAACGAAGCGCAATTAAGGTGTTTCTTTTTACAAACAAGGCACA